GAAAGAGACACAGGAGACCTGACATGAAAGACCATTCTTTAGTAGTTGTGTGCACACACTTGTTCGTGTGTCGTTGTAGGCCAGACACTTTTCTGTCTAGTCTTCAAAAAGAGAAGCCGCTTGCCAAAGAGGCGGATGCTAAAGAGCAAAAACAGCCACCGGTAGCCAAAAACGTATAAGTTTATAGTTAGCTCTATAAGCAAAAACTAAGGCGTCTATTTATTATAAATTATTGTACAAAGTAGCCTCAGAAGGTTAGAAAATCAAGGGGCGGGCTTTTTGCTCTGCACTGAAAAATCTGCGCCTATCCGACGCATAGTCGGCGCTTGTCTGCTAAAATTAGACTATGGCGCTGAAGAGTAAGACCTACACGGTCGCATGGGATGAGGTCCTGGACAACGTCCTGGACATCGATAACCAGCTCAGAGCTGCAAACCTAGACTACTTGGTGCATGACGTCACAAGCTCGCCTGTCGAGAGGGACGGCTGGGTGGTGGCAGATAAGGTCAGATACTTCGGCCACTTCTACAACTCGCTCAGGGACTTCGTGTTATCTGACGCTGACATCTTTATCTTCAATGCTGGAGACATCTACGGGGACTGCCACGCTGAGCTAACCGAAAGCGTTGTGGCCGCAATGGAGAAGGACCCAGACATCTGGATTATGAGCCCAAACATTACCAACGAGTCTGGCCGTAACATGGATGCTGTGCCTTACACTGCTTTGGGTATGTCTAAGACGTATTCGAACTACGTACTAAGTATGCATGTCAATGGTTTGTGGACAGCCCTTAGTCGAGAGCTTGCTGAGTGCATGCTTGGATACTACGAGTGGGCACTCAAAAATGGGAAGATGGACTTTAAGACCATGATTAGTGGTCATGGGCTGGACTACATCTATTGCGCTTGGGCACTTTACAACAACAAGAAGATATATAGAGACCTTGGCTTTAGAACCACGACCGGTGTTGTTACTAGCTTCGACACCAGCGGAGCCAGATACGACTTTCTAACAGTTATCCGTTCATTCGTTGACTACATCGGTGAGCAGGGTGGCGATGCGCCAATACTAAAACAGACTTGCCAGAACATCCAAAACCGTTCCGTCCTCAAAAAGATGGATTACCCTCTGGAGTACGCCTACCTAAACATGACTAACATCAAGGAGTTTACGTACTAATGGCTACTATCTACACCGGTGGAACGTTCGACTTGTTTCACGCTGGCCATGTCCGTCTTCTGAAGAGACTCAAGCAACTTGCAGGGCCAGAAGGCAAGGTCATTGTGGCAATCAACCCAGATGAGTTCATTGAGAAGTTCAAGGGTAGGAAGCCAATCATGTCGGAGCAGGAACGCTACGACGTGGTAAGTGCGTGCAGGTATGTAGACGAAGTACGTATAAACAAGAGTGGTGAAGACTCTAAGCCGACCATCTTGCTAGAGCCTAGACCTGACGTAATCGCAATTGGCTCTGACTGGGCTTCTAAGGATTACAACAAGCAGATGGGATTTACTGAAGAATGGCTAGATGAGCACGGCATAGTTCTTATCTATGTGACCTATACTGCAGGCATTAGCACGACAGACTTGAAGAGAAGAGTTAGTGAGCTATGACTAAGTGGAATCCAAAAGAACGAAGAACTAGCCGCCGTAGGTTCAACCAGGGGAAGTGGCACCAGACTCGTAAAGGTGCCTGGTACGTTTTCTGGCAGGGGCATTGGCGACCAGTCGTTATGGAAAATGGCAAACCGTTTACAGTAGAGGCCTGGAAGGAACTATACAAATGACCACAGGAATGGACGAGTTCCAAAGGCGCATGTTTGAGATGGAGGCCGTTGGTGAGAAAAGGCGTCAGAGGCAACTCCTAGAAATGCTGCTCAAGGAGCGCACTGTTCTGATGCAAATATGGCCGGACAGACTAGAGTACCTTGAAGGATTTGAGCGCGCAATCTCGCTCATCAGTGGAGAAAAACCAGTTGACTAAAGACCTAGGACTTGCTCTGCTGTATGCCCGTGTCTCAACGCAGATGCAGGTAAATGATGGCATGTCGCTAGATGTTCAGGAACGCTCGCTGATTCAGGCTGCAGAGTTCGCAGGCTTCACTAGGTTTGAGTTAGTCCGTGAAGAAGGCCGTTCTGGTAAGAGTATCTCTGGTAGACCGGCTCTGACAGGTGCTTTGAAGCGTCTAGAGACTGGAGACGCTCAGGCGTTGTTTGTTACTCGCATTGACAGACTTGCCCGTTCCACAACTGACTTCTTAGACATAGTAGACCGTGCCAATAAGAATAGCTGGCGACTTGTGCTGCTAGACCTGAACTTGGACACCTCGACTTACCAAGGCCGGTTTGTTGTGACGATTATGTCAGCCTTGGCTGAGATGGAACGAAACATCATTGCAGCACGTCAGCGTGACATCCACGACGACCGTCGTAAGCGAGGCGTTGTCTGGGGCGTTGACATGGGGCCGAAGAATAAAACACCTGAAGAGATTCGCGAACGCGTAAAACGTGAAAGAGCGCTAGGACTCAGTTACAACAAAATAGCCGAAGGCTTGAACCGTGATGAGGTCAAGGGACAGAATGGTGGAAAGTGGTATCCGACTACTGTAAAAAATCTGCTAGAGATGCTAGAGTAAAACAATGAAGTCTGTCGTAGTGATAACCCCAACAACTGGTGCACCAGAGCTTGAGGACTGTGTCCGCTCGGTGCTAAACCAAGACTATTCGAATGTTGAACACCTAATAGTTGTAGATGGTATTGAGCATGAACAGGCTGTTAGAAAGATGTTATGGCGTCTTGAGTCTGACGCTCCTGTCCACGTCTTAGTTCTGCCATGGAACACCGGGCAAGACAAGTGGTATGGCGGACGAGTTATGGCAGCGGCTAGTTACCTAGTCAACCAAGACTATGTGATGTTTCTAGACCAGGATAACATGATTGCGCCTGACCATGTAACGTCGCTGGTTCGGGTAATTGAAACTGGCGGGTACGACTGGGCATATTCGCTCAGAAAGATTTACTCCAAAGAAGGAGAGTTTATCTGTGAAGACGATTGTGAGTCTTTAGGTTGGTGGCCGATAGGTGGGGACGAGCGGCTTGGGTATCTAATTGACACTAGCGCGTACTTCTTCAAGAACGAGTTTGCGCGTTCGACTGGACACTTTTGGAATTGGGGTTGGGGTGGAGACCGTCGCTACCTTGAGGTGGTAACACAGTCATTAGGGCACGACAACTTTGCTTGCAGTGGATTGAGTACCTTGCACTATAGACTTGGCGGCAACGACGGCTCGGTGAAGGCTGAGATGTTCGAACAGGGAAATGCGCAGGTTCGAGCGATGTATGGCGATGGACCACTACCTTGGAGAGATGAAGATGGCAAAAAGTAAGCGTGGGTACTATCCATGCAGAAAGCACAGACTTTGGTTTAGCAGTAGCGTCTGTCCTGAGTGCTACAAGGAGTTGCGTCGTAAGGACAGCAAGTGAGCTACTGCCGATTTCTAGGTGCCGACGCATACATCTTTGAGTCCAGCGGTGGTTGGATTGAATGCTGTGGTTGCTCACTGGCAGAAATTGATGATGATGAGGTCTTTGGCTTCTTTCATGCAAACACGGCTAGAGAGATGCTTGAGCACATGGACAAGCATCGCGAGGCTGGAGATTACATACCAGAGCGTGCCTATGACGGAATCAAAGCTGACAATCCAGATTTAGACAAGCAGATAGAGAAATACGTGCCGAAAAGAAAGACTAATGATGAGTAATCGAGTAGTTCTGGTTACTGGCGGATTTGACCCAGTTCACAGTGGCCACATCAGGTACTTCAAGTCTGCAGCTGAATTAGGAGACATCTTAGTTGTCGGAATCAACAGTGACGACTGGCTAATGCGAAAGAAAGGTGCATACTTCTTACCGGCTAAGGAGCGAGCAGCTATAATCAAAGAGTTTCGCTGTGTAGACAAAGTAATTGAGTTTGAGGACAGTGACAACTCTGCAAAAGGTGCGATTCACAAGGTATTAGAGATGTATCCGACGTCGCAGATTATCTTTGCTAATGGTGGAGACCGTGGCAAAGACAACATCCCAGAAATGGACATTGAGTCTAATCGTGTCGACTTCGTCTTCGCTGTTGGCGGAGATGACAAAGCAAATAGTTCTAGTTGGATTCTTGCAGACTATCTAGAACGTGAACGCTTTTTATCAAAAAAGAAGTAAAATAGAAACGCACGCCCCCTTAGCTCAGTTGGCAGAGCGCGATACTTGTAATATCGATGTCATCGGTTCGATTCCGGTAGGGGGCTCGAAAGGAAGTAACAAATGAACAGCAGCATCGTAAACCACATGGAAAAAATGACGCGGTACCGTCTAACAGATAAGACTGTAAAAGTTGAGAACGTTGGCAAAGCCATAAATGACGTTACTGGGATAGTTGCCTTTGAGAACGATAAGGGTATCTATATCGAAGACGCGGAGTACAACGAGAGCGTGTTTATCCCGTGGACTTCAATCGCACTTCTAAAAATCATCAATGACTGAAGAACAAATCGCTGAATTCAAACGCCTAATGAAGGCAAAGAGACTTGCAGAGCTAGCTGCGGAAAAGAAAAAGTTTGAGAAGGCTAAGCGTGACGCTAAGAAGCAGGACTAGCCATAAACTGTTTGTAATGCTTGTCAGTTAGCCACAGCTCTTTGTGGTGTGGGAACACTGCGCCAGTGTGTGCATACATCTGGTAACCAGCAGCAACTACTCGAAGTGAGAACATCAAGTCTTCGCTTAGCCACGTGTTGTGTCCAGCTGGTCCGTCCTGGAACCAAGCCCAGTCTTTGCCTGAAGTCTCTTCCTCTTGCTTACGTACTGCCTCTAATACTGAGCGGTGAATAAGCAAGCATCCGGCGCCTGCCGCAGCGATTGGCACAACCTTGTTTTCAGGATAGTCATAGTACGGAGTAAAGGTTTTGGTCTCATTGAAGATGAAAATGCAAGGCGATGGTTCTAGGTCTACAGGACTCTTGTTACCAAAGCAAAGACCTGAAATGATTGGTACCTTTTCAGCGTCAGCGGCACGAGCAAGTTTCTCAAAGGAATCTAGGCTTGCGAATTCGTCGCCGTCAATCATAAATAACCAGTCGGCAGTGGTGTCGTCTAGAAAAGTCTTGACAAGAAGGTTACGAGTCTTGGCAAGTAAACCTAGACCACGCATTGAGTTGTATGTCAGGCTGCGTCCACTCTTAGTGACTAAGTCTAGAAGACTAATGGCAAAGCCGTTGTCAATCTCTCCGTGGTGAGCCCATACGATGTGAATCGTTTCATCTTTAGCAATCATGTGTCAATTGTATATGATTAGACTATGACGGATACACCTAAACCACACTACGCTAGTGAGAAAGCAATCATCTACAGTGGCAACTGCTTAGATGTTCTCAAGGGACTTGCAGACAACTCTGTCGACTCAGTTGTTACTGACCCTCCGTATGACCTAACTAGCGGCAAAGGGTCGAAGGGTGGATTCATGGGGAACACGTGGGATGCGACTGGTATCGCGTTCAACACAGAAGTTTGGCAAGAGTGTCTAAGAGTGCTAAAGCCTGGCGGACACTTGCTATCGTTTGGCGGCACGAGGACTTGGCACAGAATGGCAGTAGCTGTTGAAGACGCAGGGTTTGAGATTCGTGACAACATCATGTGGATTTATGGTAAGGCGTTTCCAAAATCACACAACATCTCTAAGGCCATGGCTAAAGGAGAAGGAGACTCTGAAAAGTGGGCAGGATGGGGAACGGCACTAAAGCCTTGTGTTGAACCAATTGTGCTGGCACGAAAGCCTCTAGATGGAACCGTGGTTGCTAACGTCGCTAAGTGGGGAGTCGGTGGACTAAACATCGATGGCAGCAGAATACCGACACAAGAAGGCGAGAACTTCGACAATGTCAAGGGAATTCCGATTACTAAACTCTCGACTAAGCGCAATGGTGAAACAGATGAAGAATGGCGAGCACGAGTCAGTGAATCACCTGAACAGCAAGAAGCTTTAGAGAAACTAAAAAGTCTCGGGCGCTGGCCGGCCAATGTCATGCTCGACGAGTTTACTGCACCGTTAGTCGATGACCAGAGTGGGTTTACAAAGTCGGGCGGAAAAATCAATCGCTTTGTCGGTGGTGCAAAACCTTGGGGAGACGCTGTCGGCGCAGAGTATGAATCTGTGCCTGGTCCGGCTGATGAAGGTGGTGCGTCTAGGTTCTTCTACGTTGCTAAGGCTAACGCCAAAGACCGTAGTGAAGGATTAGATTTCAAGAACGAACACCCTACAGTCAAGCCGACATCATTGATGCGCCAGTTGGTGAAGTTAGTTACTCCGGTTGGTGGTGTAGTTCTAGACCCGTTTACTGGTTCAGGTTCTACTGGTAAAGCTGCTATTCTCGAACAGTGCAAGTTTATCGGCATTGAAATGACTGAAGAGTATTTACCTATAATTGTTGGACGAATTGTGTCCGCTGAGAAGACTCTGTAATAGAGTTAGTCTATGACACACATGACTGAAAGACCGTGGGGCGGATACCGCGTTTTGTCTGGCGCTGCTGACGCACCTGCTGCCGTAAAGATTCTTACTGTTCTGCCTGGAACCAGACTATCACTGCAAACGCACCAACTTCGCTCTGAAGAGTGGACTGCAGTTTCTCCTGGACTAAAGGCTCAAATCGGAGACGAGACTGTTGAGTTGACTCCGTTCTGCACGTTCCGTATCCCGGTGGGAACGGTTCACCGTATCATAAACGACACACTAGAAGTCGGTCACATTGTAGAACTTCTCTACGGTGTCTATGATGAAGATGACATTGAAAGGCTAGAAGACGACTATGGTCGAATCAAAAATTAAGTTCCGTGCAGACATGACCGTTGAGCTAATCAACTCGATGGCGTCGGATTCAGCAGTCGCAATGGCTGCACGTGTGTCGACAATAAGTGGAAACCACGAAGCGGAAGTAGACGCAGCCAAAGACGCTGGTCTGATAAACTACTTGATGCGTGACCGTCACGGTTCTCCTTTTGAGCACAACGCATTCACGTTTTACATTGAAGCGCCTATCTTCGTGTTTCGCGAGTTCCAGCGTCACCGCATTGCTTCTTACAATGAAGAGTCTGGTCGGTACAAGCAGCTGAACCCGATGTTCTATGTGCCAAAAGGCACACGCGACTTGGTTCAGGTAGGAAAGCCTGGAGCCTATACATTCAAGCCTGGCAGTGAGAAGCAGCAAGACATGGTCTTTGACGCAGCTATTGACGTGTCTAGAGAAGCCTATGACAAGTACGAAGCATTGCTAGAAGGCGGTGTTGCGCGTGAGGTTGCTCGTATGGTTCTGCCTGTGAACATCTACTCGTCAATGTACGTGACTATGAATGCACGCGCCCTTATGAACTTCCTCTCGCTGCGCACACAGCGGGAGGGAACCCACTTCCCTTCTTATCCTCAGCGTGAAATTGAAATGTGTGCTGAGAAGATGGAAGACTTCTTTGCAGAGAAGATGCCACTAACCTATGAGGCGTTCAACAAAAATGGAAGGGTCGCACCGTGAAAATTAATAGAGATGCTATAGGTCTTTGGGTTATGGTCTTCTTTTCAGGAGAGATAGTTGTAACACTGACATCTTTCATGTTTGGCAGCGCGTGGCTAATCTATTGGTTGGTTGGTCAGGTTATTACGTTTGTTATGAGTGGGCTCGTGGCAGGTATGTTGTTTGCTTCTAAATACCGTGACGAAGAGTGAACTCTTAGGTGATTTAGAGGTATAATAGTAATGACGAAAGGATACGCATGACAGACTACATAGATAAGTACGGCAACGAAGTAACTCATGAAGAGTTGCTTGAGCTTGCAATTGACCAAGGCTATTGCCGAGTAAAGAAAACACAAGTTGCCCACATCGATGGTGTTGAGCGCATTGAAGTTTCTACAGTGTGGCTTCCAGGTTCAAGGTCTATAGCTGGACAGCCTGTATTTGAGACAATGATTTTTGGCGGGCCAGAAACCGGTTGGATGAAGCAATACAACGACATCGAGACGGCTAAGCGAGGCCATGACTTTGCAGTTCATCTCTGCACTGGATTACGAGCACAAGACAGGTTGGTCAAGCAATGAGTGAAGCGCGTAGTATCTGCCACTACAGTGATTGTGGAAGAGTGTCTTTTAGAAAGACCGGACCTTGCTACAACCACTACCACCAAGAAAAAGGAACTAAACCTAACCGAGGTGGAGCTAGGCTAAGGGCCAATGACATAAACTACGATGACTTCTGGTTGTTCGTCAAGAAACACGTGTTATGGGACGGCGATGGTCGTCCGATTGGAGTGAAGGCTGGGTTAAACCGTGACTGGCGACGCTAAGCTTTTCTACGCTATGATTGCGTATGTTCTGATAATCATCGGAGTGCTATTTTTCATGCAACAGCCAGCGACTAACTGCTGGGACAACTATCAAACTGAACGCGAGGCAATTATGGCTTGCGAGGTGCGTGAATGAGAGATTTCAAGGAACCGTACTACACTGGACCAGATTGCGTCTGTTGCAAGTCTGAGTCTCAGGTTATCGCAGAAGTGTGGGCAAAATTAGACGCCGAGCAAAAGCGAACAAAACTTGGGTTTATTCAGTACCAACGTATTGAGCAACTCATCGGTAAAAAGGAAGAGACAGAAAATGAGTGATACACCTATCTACGACCAGCTTAGTGAAATGCAAAAGCTGGCACACCGCAACGGAGCATACAAACTAAAGTACGACATCCTAAAGTGGGTCGAGACTGAAGTTGCAGCCGGACGACTAAATAAAACAGTCGACGTAGAGAAACTAGTCAAAGGGATAGAAGGGATAAAAACATGGGAAAGCACGCCGCAAAGCGAGAACCAATCCACTGGAAGTGGAAGTGGAACTGGGTCAAAAACCAGTGGTACGCGTTCAAGAAGCCAGAGCTCAAGCGCAAAGCCGAAGTCGTCAAGAGCTGGGTCAAAACCTACATCACCAAAGGCCTCTAAATAATGGACCTTCCTGTTGACTATGATTCACTAAACGCGGCTGAACGTCGCCTTGTTCGTGAACTCTACATCAAGCGACAGGAAGGCAACTGTTACTACTGTGAGGAGTTCTTAGGTGCTGCACCTCCAGAGCGAATCACGAACTTGAGTGTGGATTGGGCGTTGTTCCCACCGTTCTTCTTGAAACACCCAGTTCACCTGCAACACAACCACGATACAGGAATGACTGAAGGTGCAGTGCACGCGTACTGCAACGCAGTCATGTGGCAGTACGAAGGACGGTAACATGAGTGAAGAAGTAAAAACGCTTGAGGGAATCTCAGACGGCGTTTGGAATGTCTACACTGAAACTAGCATGTATGTACTAGACTTGAATAAGATGCTTGGTAAACGCGTACCTGGTAAAGGCATGGCTAGTCGTAACTCATCTCGCAATAAGAAAATGCCGGTAAACGAGCTGAGAGCTGACAATGAATGGTTCAAGGTAATCGGAGTGTATTGTGAGGTTGGGCCTGGAATGGCTATAATCTGTGAAGGGCTAGTTCCAGCAGACATCTACACACTGCGGCAAACATCGTGGGTGCAAAAAATAGAAAAGGTAGAACAATGATACAAGATACTTGGTTTATCAGGTTTGGCGAATACATCGGGTACTGGCCTGGAATGGCGGCGTTGCTTTTGATATACGCAGTTGGTGTAGTGATGGCATTGCTGCACTATAAGAGCTGGGTAAAGAAGGGTCTTTACGTTATCGCCTTGACTGCAAGCATGGTTGTTTTGTGGAATGCTCTAAAGCTAGTCGTGCTGTACTAGCCAGACGTGTATAGAATCTAGCAAAAACTATACATGTTCTAGAAACGTGTAAAAGAAAACTCCCTGGTGTTTAGCCAGGGAGCTTCTCTTTATCCTTGTCGGGATTAGTCTAGGAAAGCCCAAGTCTTTGGACCGACGATACCGTCAACCAATAGACCATGCTTCTTCTGTAGTGCCTTGACTGCCTTGTCGGTACCTGCCTCAAAGTTACCAGTCACAACGAGCTTTAGCTGTTGCTGGATAAACTTGACTGCGTCTCCCTTAGAGCCGATTTTGATGTACGCGCCAGGGTAACCTGGGTTTGCAATCTTAGCGACCGCAGGCTTTGCAACGGCTGGCTTAGCGACTGCTGGCTTAGCGACTGGTGCTTCTACCTTTGCTGCCTTTAGTTGTGCGTCTACCTTTGCTGCTTGTGCTGCGTCGTGTGTTGGAGCTGCTGCTACAGGGTCTTCATCTTTAGCGACGACTGCAGCTGAGGCGATTGCCTTCTCCTGAGCGATAAGCGCCTTGAAGAAGCCGATTGGCTCAATGTAGTTCTTACCCATTGCGTCCCAAACGTGCGAGCTGCCGAGACGAAGTTCCCAGTGAAGGTGCTTACCAGTAGACATACCAGTTGTGCCCATCTTGCCAAGCATCTGTCCTGCAAGAACCTTCTGGCCCTTCTTGACCTTGATTGAGTCGTCCTTCATGTGAGCGTAGAGTGTGGTGTAACTCTTGCCATTGATTTTGTGAAGAAGGATTACGTAGTTACCGAAGCCTCCGCCTGGAGCTGTAGACTTCTTAGCCTCTAGAACCTTGCCGTCGTATGGAGCCTCGATGTTACATGGCTCGTGTGGAGACCAGATGTCGGTGCCGTTGTGGTGCTTCTTTTGCTTTGTGACGGGGTGGATACGCATACCCATCAGCGAGGTGGCTTTGAAGTCCTTACCTAGCTTTCCGTCGATTGGGAACTGTGCCTTGGCCATGTTCTCTCCTCTGTTGGTTATTTGTTGTTGGCTTTATTTGATTCTATTTCACTGCTAGACAGGTCGACTTGGCTCTTGTCGGCGATGTAGTTCTTTATGAAACTAGAACGCTCACGCCAGCCAAGGACGAAGCCTTGCTGCACCTCGAGCTTTCCCATTGCGTAATGTGCCTCAAGCCAGATGGCGTGATGCTCAATGGGAGTAAGCTCTCGCAAGTTACTTGGCGACCTTTTTGGCTGCAGGCTTCTTAGCAACTGGCTTCTTAGCAACTGGCTTCTTATCTTCTTCTTCCTCTGGCTTCTCGTAGCGTAGAGGGAAGGTGATAATCCAGACGCCGAGGGTAATCATGATTAGGTTTCCAGTTAGGTCCTTTGCAGAACCTTCAAGAACTAGCCATGCTACTGCCATACCTAGTAGAGTCCATGCCTGTCCAATGATGTCTTTGAACAGTTCGATTAGGAAGTTCTTCATTACTTTTCTTCTTTCTGAGCAAGCGCTCGTTTGGCTTTTAGTTCTTCAAAGTTCTTTACCTTGGCGTCACCCATGTATCCCCACGCGTAACCGCTTGCAATAAGAGCATGATTGACGGACTGTCCATCTCCATCTAAATAAAGCCAGCCGAGGACTCGGCCGTACTTTTCGGTAGAGTCTGGCTTTTCTGTTCTAATGACAATTTGCTTGGCTTCTTTTAGTTTCTTCTTGAGAAGTTCTTTGACCTCAAGACCTAAAACCTTTTCTGCCTTGTCTTTTGTGCGAGACTCTGGTGTGTCAATACCAGCAAGACGAACTCGCTTAGTGATTGAGATATCAAAACCTAAGTCGATGTCGACGTCGATGGTGTCTCCGTCAACGACTGCTAGAACGCTCTTTACTCTGTATTCGTACATAATTAGTTTCCTATTCTTCTTGCGCCTGATGGACCTGCTGCTGCGCCTGCAGAAACGGCTGCGCTTGTTGCTGCACCTGCAGCTGCCTGAACTGCAACACCGGCTGCAACGACGGCGGTGACAACAATCTTCTCTGATTCCTCACGAACCTTTGGAGACATGTCAGCACCTGCGTTACCAAGGAAGTTTAGAACTTCAACGGCTGCAGCAAGACCTGGAATGGCTGCAAGTTCTTCTGGTAGTTCGATGTCATCTTGTTGCGCAGCAAGAAACAAAGCGCCGAGGGCTTGCTCGTATTCAGCAGAACCCTTCTCTGCAGTCTCAAAAGTTTCGAGAGCCGCTTCAACTAGTTGCTCTGCTTGAGCCTCAGTAAGTTCGGTTGGGTCTACTTCTTCTAGGTTGACTTCCATCAGGTTCTCAGCAGAAAGTTCGGCAGGAATTTCTTCGCTGCCTTTCTCTTCTGGCTCTGGCTCTGGTAGAGGCTTAGCGAGTTCAGTCTCTAGTGAAGAAAAGTCTGGCTCTCTAGATGACGCGGCTGCTAGTGCAGATGTGTACTCACTCTCTGCTGAGCTAGAAGTTTCCTCGGCTGATTCTTTTTCGTCTAGTGCTTCGCTTACGGCAAGGCTAGCGGCGGCAAGTTCGGTGGTTGCCGCGTCTACTTCTGCCTCGGCAGTGGTTACGTCTTGTTCCGCAGTTGCTTGCGTGCTTACGGCTTGGTCATAAGACGACTTGGCAGTTGTCTGCTCTTCAGTTGAGCCGGCAAGTTCGGAATCGGCATCGGCGCTTGATAGCGTTGCTGCGTCTAGCAAGGTTGTTTCATCAGCAAGATTTGCTTGAGCATCTTCTAGATTTTGAGTTGCAGTGGTCAAGTCTGCAATGACACCATCGAGAGACGCTTGGACCGCGTCTACGGCCGTCTGGCTACTGTCCATAGATGTTTGTGCACTAGTTAGATTTGACTGGGCTTGAGTCACCTGAGGACTTAGTGAGGCTACTAATTGGTTAGCAGTTTGAAGAGCAGGTAGTAGTGAAGGGTCTTTGATTAGCGGAGCGGTTGGTTGGCCTAGGTAGGACAGAGTTCCGATAACGTGTTTGTACCAGCCGCCGCAAGGGTCTCCCCAGACTCCGTTGTCAGCCGAGATGGTTATGGAGTTGCCTTCTAGATTTGGTTGAATGTCAACACCACATTCTGGGCGGTCTATAGCCTCATAGCGTAGAGAGGAAGAGACAAAGACTGCGCCTTCTGGTGCTGTGAAAGTTGATTCCCCGCCCTCGTTGATTTGGACTTGAATAGTTCCTTGTGTGAGAACTGGTTCAGTGGTGTAGTAAGTCTCGTAGGTGTAGTAAGTTTCTTCCTCATAGGTGATGACTTCTTCATAGGTTGTTTCGGTAACCATCTGACCGTGAGAGATTTGAAGTGTTGGGTTCTTGAAGTGAGGTCCATAGATTCCATACCAGAAGCCATTGTCAATGCCAGAGAAGGAGACAGTGATGTAGGAAACTGGACCTGTCGCTACGAGCGAGACAGACTTATTCTCCCAGTCATGCGAGCCTGTTGATGTGTAGGTCGCTGAACCTACTGTGTTTTGATTGATGTCCTTGGCCTCGACTGTCATCGAGTAGTTGTCTGTGATACCCATGTTTGTGTCGTTGTTTAGCCAGTCGGCTGAAAGAGTGAGGGTAGAGTTCTGGAAAGGTCCAGAGAATAGACCTTGGCTAACCGTTTGGTTTTGATAAGAAAAGACAATCTCGCCATCTATAAGTGCTGGGTTGGAGCCCTGCCAACCTGGGTTTACACCAGACCAACCCTCTGTGCTTCGTGAGAAGTCTGAGTTGAAGAGCAGGTTGGGGATTACTTGTTCTTGAAGTGTGGTGGTTGTAGTTGGAACCTGAGTGCGTACTTCTACTGTTCTGGTGTTCTCGACTGTGCGGATGTTTTCTTTTTGATAAGTAGGCGCTGTCCAGTTAGGGTCTGGTATCAGATTGGTATCGTAGTTGGACTGAGCGACTGCCTGAGCGGCTACGGCATCTTGTAGTTGAGAGTTGAGTGTGTTGTAGTTCTGCTGAGCAGCGGTGTAGGCTTGCGTGGCACTGGCTAAGACTTGCTTGGCAGTGACTAGGTCGGCGGCAACCGCTGCGCTGTTAGCAGTTAGGTTATCTACAAGTGACTGAGCAGATGCGACGTTGTCGGTAGCAGTCTTATGTCTGGCTTCAGCTGCAGCAAGAGTGGTCTTGGCTGTCGCTGCCTTTTGGGTAGCGGTGTCTAGATTAGCGTTGGCGACTTCGAGTGCTTGAGTGGCTGTAGCGAGTGAAGCTGCTGCGTTGTCCGCTGAGGAACGAGCGTTAGATAGAACTGTGTTAGCAGCGTCGAGAGCGGTCGACGTTGACGTCTCTCGAGCTAGAGCCTGGTTGTATGCTTCAATTGCTTTATTAAGAGTTGCGTACTGCGTAGTGTAAAGTGTTAGAGCTGACCGAGCTTGTTGAATAGAATCGGTCAGTGAATCGATGTCTTCTTCGATGGTAGCAATTGAAGCAGACAAGTCTAGGTCTGGGCGTTCAGCAGCTTTAGCGCGAAGATTTGCTAAACGAGACTGATATCCAGTTAGAATAGATTCAAGAGACGTAATGTCGCCAATGGAAGGAAGTGATGTAAATGGTCGTGTCAATAAACCTTGACTCGTTTTGGGTAGGATTTGCTTCAGCGTACCTAGTGCTGTTTGTGGTTGGTATCGTTGTTGGTCTAGTCCGAAAGAAGAAGTAGAGGCTAGTGCCGCTTGTCCTAGGCAAAGCGGGAAACCTACAAGAAGCGCCGTTGTGAAAATCAGCGGTGCTTTTTTTATTAAGTTGTAAGAATTAGCTGGACGCTCTCCCTCGCCCTTTTCAGGACGTAGCATCTCATTCTTTCTAGATAATTGTGTTCGGTGGTATCTGCATTGGTTCTTGGTTCCAAGCGAGAGCCCTTGCCTGCTCAACTAGCTTGATTGCTTCAACAACTAAGTTCTCTGTTGCGATGAGTAAATCGGCTCTTGAGTCGGCAGTGTTCGGGTCCGTGACGTCTAAGTTGATGTCTTCTAGGACTAGTGTGCACAAGCGAACTTGCCTTAGCTGAGAACGTACTCTCGTCTCGTGCTCATGCTCTGCGCTCACTCTTATATTGTAAAGCGTTTAGGCAAGTTCGAGTTGCTCGTGCTTAGTTTGTTGAGTAGATGTCCCAGTGCGTTTGACACACCCAAGGCATGGAGTTGTCTGGCATAGTGACATAACCAATCCAGTCTTTTGAGCAAAAGTTGCAGGTAGTTTCGCTATCCGCGTCTTGCTCGTCTGCTAGTTCTAGTTGCTTGTAGGCTTTGGTGACTTCAGGGTCGTATAGCCATGCCAGGAAGCCCTTGATGTCTGGGTTCTTGGTGTTCAATCCGAACTTTGGGTTTAGTAATGCGTCTTGCTTCATTTTGTCATTTTCAGTCATTTGTATTTCCTTTCAATAGATACAATCGCCTGTGCTTCCGATTTATCCCCGAAAACCAAAACTTTTTTCTAATCCAAAAAGTTCCGTGAGTTCGGCAGAATACTCTGTGCTTACAAGGGACTAGGGTGAGTGTACCGTAGTCCTTTGGCTCTTTGATTAGACCCATTGCGAATAACTCTGCCTGTTCGGCATCGCCTGCTTGCTCAATAAACATAGATTCCTTTCCAGTAAAGACAATCACATTTCGCTGTGATTTATCCCCGAAAATCAAAAAGTTTTTTAGATTTGAACAAATTCCTAGAAAAACGCGGTATAATTGACTTAGTAACACATAAGACGATTCTAGGAGTGACATGCCAAAAGAAAAAAGCAGACGACGCCCTGCGGTTCCTATCAAAGTAAAGATGACGCGTCAAGAGGCCGAAGCTAAAGGTGCTTTGCTAATGAGCTGTAAAGAAGCGGCATTTGAAATCGGCGTCTCAAAAGAAATGGTAATCTACTGGGCAGCTCGCGGGTACCTTACTAAGTACTACGTGTTCGGCAACGACTACAACTATGAGGTAGACCTGAACGAGGTTGAGCTTCAGCCTGACCTAGGCTATGAAAGAAAGCGTATGCTTTACAACACAGACTGGGCTTCGATTCCTAGAAGCGCTGATGGTTCTAAATGGATAAAGAAAAGTGAGGTACGCTAATGGCAAGAAAAAGCGGAGATGACCCGTCAGGCTGGTACGGGACGAGGACAGTAAGTTACATGGCGCAATGTGGATTCTGCAATTCGCCGACGACACTAGGTGATACCGTGTTGCCTGAAGGGCAGCACAACTGTATACACGAGCTTCCGTACTTCGACAAACTTTGGGTTTGCAGCTGTGAGTGTAACTCAGAGTGGAAGCCTTACGCCGTTGTCGTTGAGAAAGACGGTACTATCGGAGCGGTACCTGAAAATCTGGTTGTCGCTGAGTACATGACACAGAAGGCAAAAAAGAAGCAGGCTAAAGAAGAAGCGACTGCAGCAGTGGTCGAAGCGGCTAAAGTCGAAGACGCTTCAGAAAACGTTGAAGAACCTGAACAAGAAGTGGTTGTACATACCGAAGACACGGTATAATAATCTAAAGACGTAGGAGAGACATGATAGCAATAGACGACATCGTCACACCGTTTACATCAAGAATCTATTCGCACCGTAGTTCATGGCCTAGGACACAGAAGTGTCAGTTACAAGACTTAGGCAAAGACGTTGTGCTAGCATTCGGTGACAACAAGATTATCGAGGACGCAGACTTTTGGGCTGTGTCTCACGGCATGGAGTTCAAAGACACGTATAACCTAAACGCCGGTTGGCAGCCTGAGCATGCCGAGCGCTTGCGCTTGATGATTCGCAAGGGAGCTGGCAAAGTCGTATCTCTAGAGAGACCGATGCCGGACCTAGTTGGAATCTTGAAGCCTCGCGGAGACAAGAGTGAGCACAACTTGACAGACGAAGAGTGGGCAGCATTGCAGCACATCGTGGACAACTGTCCGTGGATGAGTGCCGACATGCTAGTTCCTAATGCTGAGCGAGTAGTCCTTGGAGACTCGCACTCAGTTGCTCGATACCGCAGTGGCACTAGACTGCTGCGTAACGACGGTCTGACAATGCATGGACTTCTGAAGCGTGGCATTGTTGAGATGCTCAAGGAAGCTGGAATTGAGAAGACTAAGAAGTTGGTCATCGTTGCTGGCAACATCGACATTCGTCATCACCTAATGCGCCAGCCTGAACCGTTTGCTGCTGTAGACACGATGCTAGATGAGCTTCGAGTGCAGTTGCGTGGTGTGATTACCGGCGGCGTTGCTGAAGACGTGGAGATTACGGCACCGTACCCTATCGAGTACGAGGAGCGAAAGCTTCCGAAGACTGGTTGGTATAAGGGGACTCCGTTCATTGGGTCGTGGGCGGAACGCGAGGCGCTTCGTAAGTACATGACCGAAGGCATGGTGTCAAGGTTTAGTGCTGAGAGAATCAAGCAATGGCCTGCAGAATGGTTTGAGTTAGACCCGCAAGCCTACGCAGAGACGTACATGGAAAAGCCTCGCTCGGTGCATTTGTCTCCGGGCCACTACGAATGGAATCTAGAGGAGAATCATGCCAGGTAAGTTGATTTACACAGAACACTGGGAAGAGTTCAAAGAGTACTACAAGAAAGCTGCAGCGCTTCAAGAGATAAACATTGCCGCACCTAAAGGCCGTGACACGTCTGAACCGTTGCATGTGAACGACCCGTTGCAGCATCACATCACTATCTACGACACGGTTGACCGTTGCTTTGCCGGATTCGCTAATGCTATCCAGCAGATTTGGTATGGCTCTGAGAACCCGAAGCAGTGGCAAGTAGATAAGAGATGCGATGGACTTCGAGAGAAGCTAGGTCTAGAAGAGTGGCTTTGGCTATTCTTGTTCCACAGACTTACCGGCTCAGGAGCTTCGTTCAGTCATGACCACGGCTTCCGTAACTCGGTGCTACTTGAGATTGCGTTGGAGAACGAGACAATTGACGACATGCGAGACCATGCTCTTCGAATCATTGCGTCAGGGCGGCCAATCTTTACGAGTATCGGTAACACGATTCCGATGTTCCCTAAGCCGGTTCCACCTTATGAAAAGGCAAGCTCCTATTACATCGGGCACTTCATGAATCCGCTGGTCAGAGATGTGGCTCGATACATCACTGAGCATCCGCTAGAGTTGTCTATCCGTCAAGGTGTTGACTTGATAAATGACTGGCACAGACATAACAAGCTGAAGTGTTTCCACTTCCAGATGACTGCGTTCGTCATGGACATTGCTGAGTACTTCCCGCAGTACGTTGACCCGTACTCGCAGGTGAACTACGGCAAGAATGCTGTTGAGGCCTTGTCTATCATCTTCAAGGGTGAAGGCTTTAGAAACCAGAACGAGTTCCTAGACGCTGCGATGGACCGAATCGTTGAAGAGTTCAGGTCTCCGTACGGGACCTCGGACATGGAACGTGGCATGGGTAAAGCAATGTGCCTTGAGGACGTGGCTTGTGACTACATTCGCTACGTCGGGTCGTATGTTCCAAAGGGTTACGAGCACTTAGAACTGTGGCGAGTAACACATAATCCGGTAACCGGAATCAAGTACCCTAAGCACTGGACTTGGGAGAAGCACGCAGAACTCAAGAAGAAAGAAGAAGCAGATGGCATTTGAATTTGAGATTACCTCAGATACAAGTAATAAGTACCTGAAGGAAAAGACTCGAGATTACTATCTTGAGCTTGCAGCTGGCTGGAAAGATACGGCACCTGCTCCGGCAATTGTCAATCTGAACGGTGCTACGGTCTGGGACGACTCTGTAACAGGACTAGGAACTAAAGGACGCTGGGGAGACTTGCTGATTAGTAAGGTCCAGCAGAAGGAAGTTGTCTACGTTCAGCCTCGAGTCGGATGGGCAGGCATGTCGCTATCAGCTCTAGTAGATAAGTACGACAAGAACCTGACATTGTTTATGCCTGCGTCGAAGAAGATTAGCGACCATCAGCTAATCTGTGTTGAGCGAGGTGCTAAGACTAAGTTTAGACGAATCGCCGCCATGCCTGTACTAAATAAGTATGCGAAGGACTATGCTGATGAAGTCGGCGGATTCTTTGTTCCATTCGGTCTAGACCACGAACTTGTTGTCGCAGCTGGTGTTGCTAGTACCCTTCAGCAATGGGGAGACCGTCCTGAGCCTAAGCACATTGTCTCAGTTGTCTCTACTGGAGTGTTATCGAGAACTTTGCAGATAGCCTTCCCGAACGCTGAGTTCCATGGAGTTGCTGTCGCCAGAAACCTAAAAGCTGGTGAGATTGGTCGGGCAAACGTAATGTCATACCACCGTCCGTTCTTGCAGGACGCAGATGAAGCCGCTCGAATCATTGAAGAAACCGGAATCAGCTCGGCTCCGAACTATGACATGAAGGGCATCGAGTATTTGATTCGTGGTAAGCTTGGAGTTCCGATGACTCCTGAGACGCTCTTCTGGAACGTCGCAGGCGACATCAAACCGTCTTTCATGAAGCACGAAGATGTTGATTCGGCTCGTGAATGGGGTGAGGTTCGCTAGCTCCGGCGCACCTCTAAAAAGTCCCCTGTCGCTATTGGCAGGGGATTTTTTATGCCTTCTTGACTCTAAGTAGCCTAGACGTTTCGCGCGAAATGGGCCGCTTGAGCGCGTCTCTGTTTATGAATGTACGATGAAACCGTGAATCTGGTGTAAGTCTCCGAGGCGTCGTAGAGAGCGGTCTTTCTGTACATAAGCGACGATGCTCGCGATACAGTAATGAAAAACTAAAATCGTAGATACTAGAAGAAAATTCGATAAGGGCTCGCGTGTTTTTCTCTAGTATCGCGGCTTCCATGAAACCATGTATTGGTTGTATTGGTGATTACTGATTATTATTTCTATACACGTGGGGTGTTAACTGAGGGCCCCTTTAAAAGAATAGTCAAGTTCAATGGTTACAATCTAATCAGAGTAGTTTCATGGTAGTTTCATGGATACATGGAGGACTTTTTATGATACGATGAAACTATGAATCCATGAATCTTCGTGGGAGAACAGAAAAGGAAAAAATGGAAGAAGAGACTTTTAGCGACGGTGTAGAAGTTGCGAGTGAAAAAGTGACCGGACAGGGGTTCGCGATTGTGGACTTCGAGTACGAGGACGTTGTGTCAGGTGAAGCGGAGCTTGTTGCTTCTGGGCGCAGACGTACTGGAGACAGACGAATCTGTGTTTGTGGACATCCTGCTGGTAGGCACACTCAGGTTCAGGGGATTACGCTGTGTAAGCCAACGAGAATGGAATGTCCATGCAAGAACTTGCGTGCAGTGTTGAGAGCTGAGGACACTCGAAACTTCTTGAGGAAGACTGAGGGAAGTGGAGCGCTTCATGCTCTAGGTCGAGGATTGAGAGCGGCACAAGATGCTGGGAAATCTGTCGAGTGGCTAGTTGAGGCCAAGTGCGACCGTTGTCTAACAGCAGCTCAGGTAAGTCCAGTTGCTGTGACGCAGAGAGGCATTGTCGTGCAGTCAGCTACTGGCTTTGACGCGTTGCTATGCCGTAAGTGCAGGGAAGAAGTATAATGATTGACGTCCCGAAGAAGGTCAAGATTGGGCCCCAGTGGTATCGTGTTGAGCAGCGGAAGACTGGCGATGACGGTATGCTGTCGGACGAAAGTCACGCGTACACATTGGGTCAGCGAAATCTCATAGTCCTATCTTCTGAGCTGGACGCTTCAAATAAGAAGCAAGTACTTGTACACGAGATTCTTCACGCGATACATAACACTCTAGGTTCTGCTACGAGGCCTGTAAAGACTTCAGACTTCGCTGATTGGGAACATCACTTCATTTCCATGTACGAAGTTGGCTTGCTAATGGTGTTGCAGGACAATCCAGACCTAGTGAAGTACTTGACTGAGACTGAGACATAAAGCATAAGCAGTTTGAAAAATAGCCTATCGTTTATGGCGCGTTGTTTCTGAACAGCCCAAAGTGTCTCCGGCGCGCTACACACTCGAGAAAAAACTTCAGGAACCGTATACAGTGTAACTGACCTCGCGACTGTATACGACTTTTTACCGCACGCGGTTCAGGTCTCGAGCAGCGCACAGGTCGCATCAAGGCGGGTGCTGCTACGAGTCTCTCCCCGGTTAGCGGCACCCGTCTTGTCTTATAGTGCAAACATGACTTCTGTACACGATGATGACGAAAAGCCCCTAGTTCCCTTCGGCGCGACGGTAGAAGAGAAGCCGATTATCGAACTCGATACGCCGGTGAACATCCGCCCTGACCTCTCGGAAATCGGGATTGACGAAGTGGAGCGAGGCGTCTGTGAAGACACCTTCGAGAACCGCGCAATCCTCCGCCGTGCGAAGATGGGCTGGGACACGGTCTACGCTTCGAACGGCGTTCCGACCGGCCTTATCCAAGCCCGCTCCGAAAACATGGCGACTCAGCGCCGAATCCTCTCGCTCGCCGAGAAGAAGCCAATCCTCTCGGACCCTGCCGACCGAAACTCCGACTACCTGACCGGCTTCGACCTGGTCATCGAGTCTGCGGCTGACCACTTGGTTCCACCTTGGGTCCTCGGGGCGACGCGCCTCTGGATAAAGGAGCAGGACACACCGCACCCGAATCCGAAGCGAAAGCCCAGTGCCAAGCCTCACCGCTGCCGAACCATGAAGGACGACGGCATCCGCTGCATGCTGTGGTCCTCAGGGCGTCCGGCAGACGACGGCATGTGCCGTGTCCACCTTCGCTCCGAGAGCCGTAAGCCTGGCGACGACATCGAGCGTGCCAGACAGAAGCTTCAGCAGGCGGCACCTTTCGCTGTGAACCTGCTAGAGGAACTGATGGAGACCGCCGAGTCAGA